CGCCTGTTGCTATGTGGGTGCAGGAAGTGAATATCGTTGATTAAACAGCCTTTTACAGGCTGTTTTTTCATACCATCTTTGCCTTGCCCAGGCGTACAACACAGGGCACCGCCAGTGGAAGCGACCCACGTACAAAAACGCGTAGCGGAGAGAGGATATACCATGAAGCGTGAATTTCTGGAGAATTTCAAGGTAGGCGATCAGCCCCTGCCCAAGGAAGTCGTCGATGCCATCATGCAGGAGAACGGCAATGACATCGAGGCTGCCAAGAAACCCTTTGCAGACTATGAGCACATCAAGGAACAGCTGAAGACCGCACAGGACGGCTTGAAAGCGTTCGATGGTGTGGACGTTGCCAAGCTACAGGGCGAGATTACCACTCTGCAGGGCAAGCTGACCGACAAGGACAAGGAATGGCAGGAGAAGCTGGATGGTATGGCATGTGACGGTAAAGTCAAGGACGCCATCACCGCTGCCAAGGGCAAGAATGCCAAGGCAATTGCTGCCTTGCTGGATATGGATACCCTGAAGGCCAGCAAAAACCAGGAGACCGACATCAAGGCCGCGATCGAGGCTCTGAAGAAGGAATCCGATTACCTGTTCGAATCCGAGCAGACCCCGCCTCCCTATGCGGGCGGCACTGGTAAAGACCCTGTGACCGGCAAATACGATGCGGACACCGCAAAGATCATGCGTGCCGCAGGTCTTGACCCTGAGAAGGACTAACAACACAGACATTTATAGGAGGAAAAAATATGCCTAATGCTATTACTCTTGCAAAGACCTTTGTTCCCGTGCTGGATAAGGTTTACAAAGCGGCTTCCCTGACTGCCAAGCTGGACGGTGCTGCCGATCTGGCTCGACAGGGTGCCAATGCCAACGAACTCATCATCCCCAAGCTGGAGATGCAGGGCCTTGGCGAGTATTCTCGTAATGACGGTTACGTGAAGGGTGACGTCACTCTGACCAATGAGACCGTGAAGTGCAACTTTGACCGCGGCCGCATGTTCAATGTTGACACCATGGACAACCTGGAGACTGCGGGCATCGCTTTCGGTCAGCTGGCAGGCGAGTTCATCCGCACTAAGGTGGTTCCCGAGCTGGACGCCTTCCGTCTGGCTTCCTATGCCGGTACTGATGGCATTTCCAAGGCTGATGCTGCCGATCTGGAGACCGGTGAGCAGGTTCTGGCCGCTCTGCGTGCTGGCACCAACAAGATGGATGAGGATGAGGTCCCTTATGAGGATCGCCACCTGTTCATCACTCCCACCAAGTACGGCCTGATCCAGGATCTGGACACCACCAAGTCCAAGGCTGTCCTGGAGCGCTTTGCTTCCGTCACCCTGGTTCCCCAGACCCGCTTCTACACTGCCATTGAGCAGAAGTCCGGCAAGACCGGCGAAGAGGCTGGTGGCTTTGTCAAGGCTGAGGGTGCGAAGAACATCAACTTCGAGATCATCCACAAGCCCGCTGTCATCCAGTTCGAGAAGCACGTGGCTCCCAAGATCATCGCTCCCGAGGCCAACCAGGACGCTGACGGCTACAAGTTCGGTTACCGTAACGTCGGCATTGCTGATGCTTACGAGAACAAGGTGGCAGGCATCTACCTGCACCACGCCACTACCTGATCGGAGGAAAAAACCATGGGTAAGATTATCGGTTTGATTTTCGAGCAGGAGACGTCCCCTAAAAAGGCCGACAATCCTGATGTATTTAAGTGCCCTGTCTGCGGCAAGGAGTACAAGACTGAGGAAGGCCTGGAGAGGCATATTCAGGATAAGCATCCCGAAAACAAGTCCCCTGAATCCGGTGAGTCTCAGGAGTAAAGGAGGAGCCGCCAATGGTTAATCATGGGTTTTACATCAGTGAATTCTGCGGTGGCTCCATCTCCCAAGAGGACTGGCCTCAGTATGAAGCCAGAGCGGCCGCGCAGCTTGCCCGGTATAAGCGTATTTACACAGTGACCGTGCCGAAGGATTCTCAGAACGCCGAGGAGATGGCCACCTGCGCCATGGCGGAGCAGCTGCAGGGATTTGACCTGATTGCCAACGGAGAGGGTGGCGCTATTCAGTCCGTTTCTATTGGTTCTGTTTCTGCCAGCTATGGCAGTGCCGGAGCGCAGGCTGTGGACATTACACCCGCCGGGCGGGCAAAGACTCTCTTCCAGACCGCCTGCCTGTATCTGGATATCTATACGGGGGTGATCTGACATGGTTACCATCAAGCCCAGACACTCCCCGGTGGATTACCGGCTCTGCAATCAGACCGTGACTGTTTACCACTGGGACGGGAAGGACGGTTACACCCGGAAGGTATTCCACAACGCCTTTCTGGACTTCCGGAAGACGCAGAACGTGGACAAGACCGGCAGCAGCGAAGCAAATAGCTTCCTTCTGGTCATTCCTGGGGCCTCTGTTCCTGTTTCGGTGGGGGATAAGGTCTTGCATGGGGAAGGCCCTGAAATCGCCACACGCGAGGACTGGGCCGCCTTTATTCCGGCAAAAGTCCCCGGCCTTGTGGTGGTCAAGTATGTTGACCCGAAATACTGGCGCAGCTCTGTCGTGCACACGGAAGCGGGTGGATGATATGGCTGTTGTTGGCGAAGTCAAAGTGCGAATGAAACCGGTGAATCAGATCCTGAAAGACAAGGGTTTGACAGCCGGAGGCGATGTGCAGCGGTTCCACACAGCCAATGTGCTGCGCCGGATCGTGAAGTATATGCCGTATCGCACCGGCGCCACCATCAAAACGATGGTCGCACAGACGGATATCAACAAGCCGCTGATTGTCCTCGATGTCCCGCACGGCAGATACATCTACCACGGCAAGGCGATGGAGGGACCGCCCCCAAAGGTCGTTACAGACCGGCCTTTGATTTACACCAAGACCAAGAACCCTCTGGCCGGCCCTTATTGGGACCGGGCATTGAAAGCAGCTGAGATGCCGGCAATGCAGGCAGACCTTCAGCGCTATGTAAACAGAAAGGCGGGGAAACGATGACCGCACTGGAAAAGATCAAAACGTGGCTGGCCACGTATTCCGGTTTCGATATTCTGGATAAGTTCCAAGTGGACTATACAGATCAGGTACCGACCAATGGCGGCGTCTTTCCCTCCGGCCTAGAGGAGATCGCCCGGGTGACTGATATCTTCGGCAATACCACCGTTGAGAATCAGTACAACTTCGGCCTGTACTATGTTTTTGAAAAAGCTCCGGATGATGATGTCGGGGCCACCATCAACGCTGACTGGATCATGGATTTCCAGGAGTGGGCGCAGGAGCAGAGCTGCACCGGCGCGGCTCCGGTTTTCGGAGATGTGCCCAGGCGTGAGCGCATCGTGGCTCAGAACGGAGTGCTTTATGATGCCACAGGCGAAGGCTATGCCACCTACATGGTGCAGCTGTCTGTGAGATTTACTAAGAAATTTGAGGTGAAAAACGAATGGCTGACATGACCTTTAATACTGCAGCCGGCGCAACTGTCGCACGTAAGCTGCTGATCCTGTATCTGAACACCGGCACCAGTGAGGCCCACGTTTGGAGTCCCATCGGTAAGCGTGTTGAGGAAAGCAACATGGAATACGACTGGGCCAAGGAAACCAAGATCGATATTTTCGGCGAAAGCTATACCTCTATGAAGGAACCCATTATCACTCAGACCTTTGAACCCTGTGAATTGGACAGCGGCGATGTTGCCCAGGTGAAGATCTGGAATCAGTCCATCAAAGACCATGATGTGGCTGCTATGTCCAACAACGATATGCTGGTGGTTCACACCTACGCAGGCACCGCAAATACTGGTGTTTTCGCCGAGCGTTACAAATCTTGCACGGTTGTGCCTACCGGCCTTGGCGGTAGTTCCTCCGTAGGTATGCCCATCGAAGTGACTTTCGGCGGCACTCGTTCCGTGGGCACTGCCAAGGTTGCCGAAGGCGTTGTGACTTTCACGGTCGGCGCCGCATAAGAGAGGAGATCCATCAATGAATACTCTGAACTTTGATACTGGAATTAAAACCTTCAGCGTGAATGATAAGACGGAGGTTTCCTTTAACCCCACCGACAGCAACTTTGTCGAGCGCCTTTTCGGCACGTTTGATGAGCTGGACAAAAAGCAGGATTCCTACAGGGACGAGGTTTCACGGATTGCCGACAAGAAGGAGATCTTCGAAGTCGCCAGATGCCGTGATGCGGAGATGCGAGACATGATCGACGGGATCTTCCAGCAGCCTGTTTCCGGTGAGATCTTCGGAAGCATGAACGTCTACGCTCTGGCAGACGGCCTTCCTGTGTGGTGCAATTTCCTGTTGGCCGTGATGGACGAGGTTGATACCTCTTTCGCACGGGAGCAGAAAGCTATGAATCCGCGCATCCAGAAGTACACCGCAAAGTATCACAAATGATGTACGATCTGCCCAAGAGCCTTATTGTCTGCGGTTCGGAGTATGAAATACGGTCGGATTACAGGGCGGTGCTGGATATCTGCGCCGCCCTTTCTGACAACGAACTGGACGATCAGGAAAAGGCAATCGTTGCATTGTATATCATGTATCCCGGTTTCTCAGAAATGCCGCCAGAGCACTACCAAGAGGCCGTGCGACAGTGTTTCTGGTTCATTAACTGCGGTGACGATGACCAGAATCGGAAGGCACCGAAACTGATGGATTGGGAGCATGATTTTAAGTACATCGTGGCTCCTATTAACCGTGTGATGGGGCAAGAGATTCGCTCCGTCCATTATTTGCACTGGTGGACGTTCATATCCGCATACTACGAAATAGGGGACTGCACCTTTGCACAGATCATACGCATAAGGGATCGAAAACCCTAATTCGGAGGTGTGCTTCTATGGCAAATAAAATCGTAATCAATGGGCAGGAGATCTCCGACACCAGTATTTTGAACGGAAAAATCGAATCGTCCCATTCGATGGTTGGCGAATCGCTGGCTGCAGACCAGTTTACGTTTGAAATCAGTACCAATGACGAACCCTTTATTGCAGCAGACCAGGATCACGCCCTCATTACGGCCGACCATGAACTGTACTTCGCAAAGAATCCGATTGATGTTTCTGAATTTAAGGACGGAGACGAGATTCTTTGTTATAGCGGTGAAACGCTGCTCGGCAAATATTTCTTTGATGAAGTTGTACAGTCCGGTGCCAACCGGCACCGGATCACCGCGCTTTCCATCATCGGAAGACTGTTGAACAGCAAGCACTACGGAGGAATCTATACTCAGGTCCCTGCTTCGCAGATTTTCAACGACATTCTGAATGGTCTGAACTTCACCGTTGATCCTGATGTGGGCGCGGCCACTGTCACCGGATATCTTCCGATTGCGTTGCGCCGAGACAACCTGCAGCAGCTTCTTCTGGCCACGGGTTCCACGATCAAGGTCTACGAAGAAGGCATTGTTTGTATCGAGCCGATGTCGGCCGTATCAACCGGCACATTTGATGCGAACAGATGCTATAGCAAGGGAACCCTTACCACAGGTAAGCCTGTGACGGGTGTTA